GAACCAGATTGGATGGAACATTGACCGTTCATATGGGACACAAACAACACTTGAGGACTTTTTTGGATGATACTAGAACGAGATGATGCAATATTTGCCGCAACAAAGTTGATGACTTATTTCAAAGACTTTGGGCGCATTGATGATTATTTTCGTGCTCGTAAGATTGAACGTGTAAAGAATATTCCTACTGCACTGCCAGGATTTGGATTGGAAGATGATATGTTCCAAGACTACAGTATGCATCCAGAGGATATGAACTTTGCTATTGTACAAGTCCCATCTAAAACTTTCGACACTATGTTAGAAAAGGTTGCATCGTTCTCGCCTGATAATGCGCCTGGCAAAGAGATGAAACTAGTTGTTAAGGAAACAACTACAAATACTGTGGTAGGATTTATTAAACTAGGTTCTCCACTAATCAACTCTAAACCTCGTAATGATTATTTGGGCGGTGTTCCAGATTTACCTATCTTCAACAAACGTGCTATCATGGGTTTTAATATTGTGCCTGTACAACCATTTGGATATAATTATCTTGGTGGTAAACTGATGGCTGCAATCTGCAACTCTCATGCAGTTCGTAGAATGTTAAATGAAAAGTATGATACAGAGTTTTGTTTGTTTGAGACAACATCACTCTACGGTAATATAAAAGGTTCGTCTATGTATGATGGTATGCGTCCATTCTTACGTTACAAGGGCGACACCCAATCTAAGTTTCTATTAACACTTGGAGAAGAAATCTACTTTGAGATGCGTGATTGGTTTACAGAAAAGAATGGTGGTGAAGACTTGATACATAAAGGTGCATCGTCTCGTAAACTAAAAATGCAAACTAAAATGGTAGGTGTTATCAAAGCAAGTCTAAAGGAACATGATACAAAAGCGTATGAGTTGTTCTCTAAAGAGATTGCAAAGGCTGGTGATGTTACCACACAGAAAAGATTCTACATGGGCGAGTATGGATACTCTAATGCAAAAGATGTTTTATTAGGTAGAACTAATGTCTTGACAAAAGCAGAAAACTATGATAGATTTGAACTTGAAGGTGTAATTGCATGGTGGAGAAAACTTGCTATCAAGCGTTACAATAAGATGATTGCAGAGAATAAGGTTCGTACAGAACTAGAAGTCTGGAATCAAGATACTATGGATAAGATTGATATTATACGATGATTGGATTTACTTGCGGCGCTTTTGACTTACTACATGCTGGACATGTTGTTATGCTTAAGGAAGCTAGAAAGAACTGTGATAGGTTAGTTGTAGGATTGCAAACCGACCCATCTATTGATAGGGAAGATAAGAACAAACCTATACAATCAGTATATGAAAGATACGTTCAATTATCGGGCGTAAAGTATGTGGATGAGATTATTCCATATGACACAGAACAAAGTCTAGTAGACTTATTACAATCGCAAGAGATTGATATTAGGTTTATTGGAGAGGACTACAGGGACAAAGGATTCACTGGTGATGACTTGCCCCTACAAGTATTTTATACTAATCGACAACACTCATTTTCAACTTCAACATTGAGAAGAGTAATAATGCGAGAAAATAGTTAGTATAAATAGAACCGTAATATGATAATATATTACATATAACCGTATCTGAATAGATACAAGGAGAAAATAATGATTATTAAATCATCTAAAAAATCAGAGGTAGCAGCTGTTCTTGCTACATTAGAAATCGGCAAAACATACAGTATACAAGAAATTGTTGATACAATCAAACAAGTATGTAATCACAAAACCGATACCACAAAATCCTTTGAAATGGTTTCTGGAAACTATGTAGGTGCAACATTCCCATTAAATGAACTTTACGTTGATATGTCTTATCAACGCAGAATACGTCTTACAAAGATTATCAACAAACTAAAAGCAGTAGGTGGATTTGATAAGGATGTTGCCGGTGCAGTTGATATTGCTTATCGTCCATGTTCAGGCAAAAACTATGTTTGGGATGGATTGCGTAGATGTATCATGGTAGGAATGTGTGGTGGAGATAGAATTACTGCTTCCCTATACACCCACCCAGCAAATCTTTATGACGATGAATGTAGAAAATCAGAAGCTAGATTTTTCAAAATTAGAAATGCAGATTCGGAAACAATGTCGTTTGAGGAAATCTTCAAATCAAGAGTTTCCTATGAAGAGTCTATTGCAATCGCACAACTTAAATTGTTGAAGGAATGTGGATTGGATGTTGAAGGATTGAATCCACAAGGTACACAATTGGGTGGGCTTCGTGCATTTGACGAAATCTACAACAAAATTCCTAGTGAAACAATTATTAATGCATCTAAAATTTACACATATGCATTTAATAACCAACCACAAGTTCTTGGATATGGTCTTGCTGGACTTGCTACATTATTAAATACAGAAGGTTTTGAAGACCACTATGATTATGATGATGTTCGTGATGCTCTAAGAGAGTATGCAAAAACTAACAAACCCAATACAATTACAAATCCTAGAATTAACTCTGCAGCTTTCAAATCTATTGCATATAATATTGCAACAAAGGTATTGAAAGACCAGAATGGTTTGAAATCAGCTCTGTTAGATAGTGAACAAATGGAAGTTATGGAGTCTTTTTAATGAATCTCTTTGAGATAGGTGAAAAACAAAAACTTCAAAAGACTGTTAGGGTACTCTGGTATCCTAACATTACTTTCCAGAAGGACTTGGAGAAAGATAGTTATATCCAAGTTGTCAAGAATCAGATTAAACTTCTGAATGAAATTCGTGATGACTTGTGGCATTATATGATTCTTCCTTGTCCAGTTCCCTCGTTGCAGTTTGATAATGTAACGCAGTGGTACATGGACTTCGAAACGTACCCTCAGACCATGCGCTCTAATTTTCGTGTAGATGTAGTACGAAAGATGCTTAATAATAGTCTAGATTTTGATATTGTTATGTCACACTTACCAGAACATACACACCAACTTACTAATACACTCTATAATGTAACACACCATATGCCGCCAGTAATGGGGTATTCTCATTGGTTCGACCTAAAAGATGTTGTTGCATGGCCTAAAGATAGTTTCCTACAAAACATGACTGGGCTATTAGAGTATGATAGATGTTATATCAATACACAGGCACAAAAGGACTTGGTGATTGAACAAGCATCAGAAACATTCAACACTAAAACTATTATCAAATTAGATGATATATTGACTGTTCAACACTTAGGTGTTAAGGAAGAGGATATTGTTGATAGTATCAATGAGAACCCAGAAAAGATTATTGTATTTAATCACAGGCCTGATACATACAAACACTTCAAAGAATTTATCGCCTTGACTGATGAGTTGTGGGAAATACGACAGGACTTCAAAGTTTGGATACCTCTCTTAGATAAACCTAATCGTGATTATGTTGTAACAACAAAGTTTGATAAACAGGGATACTATAAAGAACTTAGGAAGTGCTATATGGGATTCTCTCCAAAACAAAAGTACGGTGGTTGGAGTGTCAGCACAACAGATGGTATGATGAACGGTGTTCCTTATATCATGTATGATGCAGACTATTACCATGAACTACATGATAAGGCATCTTTCTTTAGTGATGATAATGATGCACTAATGATGATGAATACATATCTAGATGACCTTCCATTTAGAAATGAAGAGGCAGAATATGCCTTGGAACACATTCGTGATAATCTTATATACAAAGATAAGATGGTAGATATGAACGAATATATGAACGACTTGTTATCGAAACAGAAGGTTATGGGAGATAGTGAGAAGTTTAAAGAAATTGTCGAATTTATAAAAACTAACAAGCAAGTTGGTAAAAAAGATTTGATGGATTGGCTGTGTTGGGGTAGAGGAATTAAGTGGACACCGTATCGGCGTGCTCTTATGAATCATCCAAACATATTTGATGTGAACGGTTCTTTTCCAACATACTGTTGGAAAGATTAATTAAAATAGGAAAATAAAATGAAACAGAATGATATTGTAACACTTGTACTAACAAACGGTGCAGAAGTAATTGGTAAATACATCGTAGATGATATGATGTCCTATACTATTGAACGCCCACGTTTGGTGCAAGTGAATGAAAAGGGCGTAGCTCTTGTTGATGGTGTCTGTATGACAGGTGAAAAGGTTGACGGAACTTTGCAGTTCAATAAGACTTGTGTTGCTTTCGTACTACCTACTATGAAAGAAATTGCTACAGGATGGCAAACACAGACTAGTGGAATTCAAGTGCCACAAAAGGGTGTAATTCTATAAATCTCTTGACAAACCCCCTATAATTTGTTATTATATACAAGATGAAAATTTATGAAGGAGATACGATATGATTGATGAAGCTTTACTTTTGGACTACCAAAGATTTGTTGATGCAGTGACTAGCGATGAGTCTAAAGACCCTGATGCATTTGGGGATGCTCTAGATATTATTGATGATTTTGGGGTTCCCCCAGAACGTCTTATTACTGCTGCAATGGGACTTAGTGCCGAAAGCGGTGAGTTCACTGAGATTGTGAAGAAATGTTTATTCCAAGGTAAACCTATGGATGAACATACGGTATGGCACGCCAAACGAGAGTTAGGTGATATTATGTGGTATCTTGTTCAGGCTTGTATTGCTCTAGATACTAATATAGAGGAAGTCATATATATGAACACAGACAAACTTGAATCAAGATATCCTGATGGGTTTGATTCGTTTCGTTCTGAAAATAGAGAAGAAGGAGATTTGTAATTGGATTTTTTTAAAGATATTGCCAAGACAGCGGGCAATGAATACGCTGCACTCGTAAGTGATGGAGTTGAGGCTGGTGATGTAGATTCGTTTATTGATACTGGTTCTTATATCTTCAATGCTCTTTTGTCTGGTAGTATCTACGGTGGACTTGCATCCAATAAGATTACTGCTATT